GGGACTCTGTCCTTTGGGGTATTTATTATTCTAGGTTGGTATAATTTGGAGCCACCTAGTCTTACATTATCCATAGTTCGGAAGAATAATGTTGAATCTTCACATGATGAAGGCGGTAGGACTTTTCCTTCGCCCAATTCTTGTGAGTATATTCTCATCTATGTTCCTTCTTTACAATCTTGTTGTCAGCGTTGTCTTTGAAGCCAGATCACTTGATGTGATGGGTTTCTCTTTTCATCGCTCGACTTGGGTTGTTAGTTGGATGACTTCACTGTGTGACTTCTTTTGGTCCCTTACGAGCCGAACGGCCCTTAGAATTATGTATGCCATAGTTCCTGGGTCAGTAGGCCGTTTTGTGCAATCGATTAACATGGAACAAGTTCTCCAACATCCTCTAGTTCTCGAATTCCATAGTTATGTTGTGGCTGTGGTCTTCCCTCAGCCCGGGATATGTCATCCCGGGTATGATGAAGTCTGCGATATGACGTATCCCTCCGTGGAGTTCTGTGTTCTTACATTGTTGTTCACTGTTGTTGCTCTTCGCACCGTGTTCATCCTTTTTCTTTATGTCTTAGGTGAATTCGTATGGACGAGCAAGAATTGGTATCGCATTATTCACGATGCTGAGCTTTTAGCCTTTGATATGATGATGCGCTTTCTCACTCTGCCTATTAGGGCCATTCTGAGTATAGAATGGGGTCTTCTGGGCATGGCATTGTCTTACTGTCGGATGTCAATTCTCCGGTACCTTCACATCAAGCCATCGAAATCCGTTAGCTTAGAGTGGGAGGTTACTGGTAGAGTCTACATCAACGGTCAGATGTGTGATAAAGTCAAAACCAAGGATAATCAGGTTATGTACATTCCGGTTGAACAGGTAGCGGTTGCTCCTGGGCGCGCAACAGAAAGCGCTCAGATTAACTCGACCTTACTCAGCGCGGATCGTCATAAATCTGTCATCAGGATTTTGAATAAGGACACACAAGAAATAGGGGTTGGCTTCCGAATTTCAGTTGGTGGTGGGAAAAGACGCGCCTACGACTTCCTCGTGACTGCAAAGCACTTGGTTGATGGAGCGTCCATTCTCGAGCTTTCCGCTACTGCAGATGGTAGTGAGTCTTATGATTTAGACATCACATCTAGAGCGAGTTGCTATCGCGGCTTCAGGGATATCATGGTTCTTAAGGTCCCTGCAAATGCGTGGTCTTTGCTCAAAGTACGAAGTCTAAAGCCTGCTTATGAAATGCCAGAGTCTGGCCGTTGTGAACTGTGGGGATACGATTGGAATAATCGTTTCTGGAATCGTTCGACGGGTGATTTCTGGTTTGATGTTCATGACAGTAAGTATAGACATACTGCCTCGACACTCAAAGGAATGTCTGGATCTCCTCTAATCTGCTGCGACGTTGTTGTCGGAGTACACGTAGAGGGAGCCACCCATTACGTTCCTGAAAACAGAGCTGAACCACTCTTCATAATCGCGAGTTCTCTTTTTGAGACTGTGAATACGGAGTCGGATGGGAAGAAATCCCGAGCGGCGCTTCTTTTAGAAAAGACGCTCTGCTTCCAATGTGGGAATTCTGTTAAAAAGTGTTGCTGTGAATCTGAAGACGAAGAGTTTTTCCTTTTTGGAGAAGATCCGGATGAAGATTACAGTCTGGAGTATCGAGGGCGAAGTACCTTAGCTGCTTTAGGTGGTATATATGACCGCGAAGAGCGTGAAGCTCCGTTAGGGAGACGTGCCAGGGCAGGACGCAGAGTGCGCCTTGTTCCAGGTCCGTTTTCAACGAAGTCGAAAGCTCAACCAGCTCCTACTACGGCAGTATCTCAACCGTCATCTAATCATAAGCATTGGGACGATTATGGTCCCTCTGATGATGATTTAGACAACTTTCCTAACCTGGAGGATTATAACCATGAATCAGGTAAGATTGAGTTGGACGCTGTTGAAGATTCCGTAGCCGGAGATTTGACTGTTGTGGGGACTGACATGCCGAGACAGGCCAGAAACGTTAAAATCGTTACTGACAGCCTTGGTAATACTTTCCGCGTTTCAGTGGTCAATTGCGTGGCATGTAACGAGACGGTTCCGTATGGAGCTCACAGGAAACACCAATGTTCAAAGAAGAAACCATTGGACAGCCGTGTTCCTCCACACCTCCGTCTCGAGAAACCGCCTGAAAGCAGCAATCCTTTTAAGCCTCCTCACCCTTTGCGAGTGATGTCTACGCTTGAGGATTTAACATTGGACTTCGCGCCTAAAAGGCCTAAAGTGAGTACTCTAAGGCCCTCGGAAAATTGTGCCGTATTGTTCGCAAAGGCTTTTGATAAGAAGACTTTAAAAGAGGTATGGGAGAAAGGCCCCTCCCTTATCTCCGAGGGCAATATGGGAAACCTGACTTCGAAGGATTCTCTACCGGAGATTTGTTCCAGCGCGCTTGGTGGCAAGCCGGTACATTTCTGGGGAAAGAAGATCCAACTAAAGTCTGGTCGACAGACCCTACTCTCGCCGATATTCCTTCTATGTCTAACATTACATGGAACGAACTCTGCCGAGGGAGGATCCACCGCACAACTACGAGTGTCCACAGTGCTCCGGTTAGAGACAAAGTATTCCGACAAGCTCAAGAATTTCTTGGTAAAGGAGGCGAAATGCCCGTCTTGCCAGGGCTTTCTGATCTCGAACCCCCAAGGTTTGGTTCTGACGCAGAAAGAACCAGTTTCGAGTTCCAAGTCGGTAGAAGACCCCCTTCCCAACCCCTCCCCGAAGGGTTCTGGGAAGCCTTAAATCTGATGAAACGCCATTATCTCCATGTATACGTCCAATATCCTTTTGATAACATAACCACGATTAAGACTGAAATTGTTCGGCGCGGGCTTTTGTCCCGGCTTAACAGACAGGCTTCTCCTGGTTTGCCATTTATCGAATTAGGGTATAGACGGAACAAGGATATTTTGGAATCAGAAAAGGGGACAGCAATGTTGTTAGACTTTGCTGCCCGTCGTCTGTTTGTACTATCTCAAGGTGTATTTGTAGGGAAATTGTCCCCTTATGAATTGGTATGTCTCGGTCTTACTGATATCACTTCTGTGTTTCTTAAGAACGAACCGCATCCATTGAAGAAGGTGCAAGAAGGGAGGTTTCGTCTCATCAACTCTTCGTCTGTTGTAGACCAAATTGTTGATGCGTATTACCTCCGTGATTACATGGACATGTCTCACTACCATTATGCCGAAAGGCCTTTTAAAGCTGGAATGGGACTAAATAATATGAAAGTTGATGAATTTACAGAAGGTCTGCGTAAGTGTGGAGTGACTTCCCAATTGCCGTCTTTAGACTCTGATGTCTCAGGATGGGATTGGTGCTTCACCTGGTGGATGTTCGTTTATTTGATACTTTCGCACTCTGCATCCTTCCGCGAGAATCGCCCCATGTTTAACGTTATGGTTAACCGCATGTGGATGATATATAATCGCGTTATAGCGTTCTCACCCAAGCCTGGAACGTATGCTTCCGAGGTTGTCGTGCCAGAAGATGGTTTTGGTATGGCTTCCGGAGTTTTGTATACGGCCGGGGGGAATTCAACGGCTAGATGCTTCTTAGAAGTTTTGTCTTGGATTAGAATATCTAATAGGATTGGGAGAAATATTACCTTTTACTGTATAACGATGGGAGACGACTGTGTTTCTTTCTTATGGGATTGGGCGGTGTTGTATAAGCATTGCGATCCCAGCAAGGAATTGTATGAAGAAATACGGAAGTTAGGCCTCTTAATCAAAGGTGTCACTAAGAGAGAAGGTGTTTTTCACTTTTGCTCTCATGAGTGGTCACTGGAGAAAGACTCAGCCGTTCCCCTCAACCCCGCTAAAGCAGTTGCTAATTACTTCTTGCGAGGGGGAGGTATAGAAAAGAGACTCCAGCTCTTCGAACTCTTGAATAGGCACCCAGAGCGAGAAGAGATCATTCCGGCGATTTTGGCGTTCGAGCAACGCATGGCACAGGGAGCCATGTGAGGGTGCGCCGAAAATACAATTAGTAAGAGTGGATTCTTGTTCTGAATCTACTCCTAGTCTCGAAGATAATTTGAGGCTTGTTATATATTGCATGTTAATTGTTGTACTATTTGTATTTGTACAATTTGTAGCGTATTATTACTTTTCGTATGTCTACCACAAGTAAATCGGATTTCTTTAGTCGTCCTAAGATTAAAGCACTTCCCCCTCCTGAGCGTGAGAAACGTTGGAAGCAACATCTTATGTCCGAAGGGGGTTTGAAGGCTGTGAAAACTAAGATTATTGGCGATGACCTTATTGTTGGTAATCAATGGTATTTGCGGACGTTGGTCGATCCTGAGCAACATAAATCTTATGGTGTTCCGGATTTGGCTTCAACACCTTCTTATAAGTACCAATCAATTTTGGAGCGTGACGTTAAGCTCGTCCAAAAAGCAGATGGCAAGTATCATTTCTCTGTTGTTGCATATCCTGATGTCGATAGTGCTCTTCTTGAGGTTGCCGCTACCCAAAGCGCAGCTAATAAGGAGTATAGGGTTATATCCTACGTTGACACTGGGTCTGCGCTCCAAGCTTCCCAAGTCATTAATGGGGAGACTCGCTTTCTAACTGGTTCCGTACCCAAACCTTACTCGGCTTCAGCGCCGTATCGTTTGCTCGGACCAGATTCTTCGGGTTTCTCTATATATGGTAAAGGAGCTTGGATTAGCAGAAGTGGAAATGACTTTAATGCCAAGATGCCCATTCACGGGACTGGTGGATATGGTGGTTTCTGGGGCTGGCCCGTTAATCAAGAAGATAAGTTCAGGTTGTCCTTATCTGGCAGAACTACGGCAGTTGCTAGCGGTATAAAATTGGAAGCACATTGGTGTAACCAATCTGGAACGTTCTTAGGTGTATCAGATGTATTTCTTACAAGTACTTCTAGTTATACTTCAAGTATCACAACTCCAGCCTTTAGCGCCTGGAACACACCTTATGCATCAGCTGCTTATCTGACGGCTTTATACATCTCTTTTGCCACTCTTGTAGATGGTGGAAACGACGGGATCGCGCTGGAACTCATCACTGGTAACCATTCTCCATCAGTCAATGATGGATACGGTGAACTAGATGGTGTTCCGGTTACCGACCTATCGGATGTTATAAAGAACTTCAGTGCCATAAGACCTGTCTCTGGCTCTTTGTTGATTACTTACCAAGGCGATGTGACCAAGGGAGGTCAAATTGCGTCAAGGTTGTATCCCTCTGTGGAACGTCCTTATAGCGATAACACCCCCTCTTTGACTTATTCAGACATTGCTCAACGTCCTGGTTCGTATTCAGGCTCTGTAAGACATGGCACTTATGTGTTTTGGGCACCCCAAAGTGAGCACGATATGTTGTATCGACCTTTGGAGACTCCAGGTTCTTCAACCGATGATTCTCCGCTAGGCGCAGCTATCGTTCACGAAGGATTCTCTTTCATGGCGGCAGCAGGTTCTCTGTCCTCCGAGGAAGTTATGAGAGTACGTGTTATCTGGAACTGGGAGTTATTAACAACTACTCAGCTTTTCGGAACAACACCCTCTCCAGTGGATCCTCAGCTCATTTGGGATGCTTCTCGTCATTTGTCTGGATTTCCTACCGCGTTTCCTAATGACTCTCATCTTGAAGTAATCGGAAGATTCTTAAAGAAGGGAGGCAAATGGGCGTGGAGAAATAAGGAAAAGATCCAGCAATTGTTGACTTCACCTGATTTGGCTTCTTTAGGTGCAAATATTCTTAGCCTGGCTTAATCTGGTTTGCGCGATAGCAGCCGTTGATTTACGGAAGACTTAGCGAGTTTCGTACTGCGAGCCGCGTTTGGTTAGCGCATTTTATTAAAATAACTCCAGCACACACACCTTGTTATTATTTATAGGTGAAACGCTTGACAGCGAATGGTTGTGTGTTTGTCCGTTAGCAGACAATGTTTTACATTGGAAAGTTCCGACCCACGTACTGCGAGGGCATAGCTCTCTTTCAGTTTTGACCACCG